GCTACCAGCAGAGGCAGCTTTCTTTAGTGAAGCAAATGACATAATCGTATTCTCCGTATTAAATGTGTATTTGATTGCTACTGTGTAATCGTAGCATACTATTTAGGTTAGGTCAAGCTGTTGATTTTCTGCTTTTCCTAACGTTTCTACCATAGCATCCATACAATCTAGAAGACTAGTGTATCCGAATGCTTGAGACAAGGCATCAATCCTCATCATCATGTCTGATGCTTCAGCATCTTCTTTAGCAGCAAGTTTTAATCTAAAGTAAAACGTTTTCTGTTTATCAATAAGTACCTTACACTTATCAATATGTTCCAACCTATCCTCTTTATTCATTCGAGGTAGTTGGTTAGTCATAGAAGCAATCTCCTGATATGTGTTAAAAATATCTTGAAGATTCTCCTGTACTTGATCTGATTTAAAGAAACTCATAAAGGTAATACTCCCTTGGATGATTGTTTCATGTAGTTTAAACGCTGAGCTTCATACTTCAAACGTTCTTTAAGAGGTTTGGAAAGTAACTTAGGTACTGTTTCCAATTCAATCTCTTTGTCTTGGCAGTAAGCTACTACTGCCTCAATGTATGTGATAAGACCTTCACTATCGTGAACTAACCTTTCAATTTCTTGAGAGAATTTAGTAGGAGTTAAAAACTTATCCTCTAATACATTTTCTTTAGGCATTATTTTTTCCCCTAACAAAGTCTTCAATGTAGGATTTGAGTAGTTGTAGATAGTCATCAAGATTGTACTTCTGAAATACTTGAACAGATCCATCTTCAACCGCAATGAGTGTGACAATTTTCTTTACCTCAATACCTGTGAGTTCGAGGAACATTGCTGCGTACGCAGTTTCTTGAACAAAATAATGTTCAACCCAATCTTCCTTCTTTTCTTTAGTGGAGGTTTTAAAATCAATTACTGCTAACTCACCATCAAACTCTGCAATACAGTCTACACGACCAGCAAGTCCAAGGTAATGTGAGTACAGGAATGTCTCTAAACAGTGAATGTTATCAATGCGATCAAGAGTGGTCTTGGCCGACTGAAACATTCTAACAGACAATGGATTATTTGCCAAGTAGCTATCAAGATTTAATTTATCTTTAATGTAATCCTCAGTAATACTATGAAATGCAGTACCTCTTTGTGTTGCCCTAGCAGTGATTTGATTAGCCTCTAACTCACCTACTTTCTTTCTCCAACCTGCGAAGAATGCTGCGTTCTTAAACGATGTGATTGAGGTAACACTCGGATAGTATTTATCCGCACCAGGAATAGGATAGAACCTTACCCCATCCTTATTAACAGGTTCAACATCTATCGGTACGATAGGATCATCAACAAAGGTAAAACTCATAAGAAACCTAGATTATATTTTGTGATAAGGTATTGTTTGACTAGACCAGACCTTACGATGTCATCTACGCCAAACTCAATGCAAGCAAAGTCCTTCATTTCCTGAAGGATATTAATGAAGTCTGATATCTTAGACTTCTCATACTCCCTTGTTAGATCGGTCTGGGTGATGTCACCACAGAACATAATCTTAGAGTCTTCACCTACTCTTGTTATTATACTATCTAATTCATGAAAATTCAAGTTACTAAACTCATCTACAATAACAATAGCATTGTCAAGAGTAGTACCCCTGATAAAAGATGTAGACCAGAAGTCAATTGTTTCTTGCGTTCGTAAGTTATCATATAACATCTCGAATGAGTTATCATCTGGCATCCCAAACATATACCTCACCATATTCTTGTAAGGTATTTGATATAAGTATGACTTATCTTCATGGTCACCAGGAAGAAATCCAATCTCTCTAGTAGGTACTAATGACCTTACAATGTATATCTTATCATGAGGTGAATTGTCATCTAGTACCTCTTGTAGTGCTAGGTAAAGCATAATGAATGTCTTACCTGTACCAGCAGCACCATGCAACAAGACATTTTTACCTGCCTTATACGCATCAAAGGCAAGTGTTTGATTGTCTGTAAGAGGTTTGATCTCAGTCATGTATGACTTATCAATTGGTTTCTTCCTCTTCATCATCTTCTTTGACATAGGTTGTAGTGGTGCAGTACCATTACCGTTACCGTTGGATTTCTTTCTAGCTCTTGGCATTATGTAAAGCGACTCAAGTTTGCAAGTGGATGTGCCTCCTGTACTTTAGACATAACTTCCTTAAACCCATCAGATGATTTAGGTTTGCCATAGGTAGCAGAGGTTGCTTGGTTTCCAAAGTATCTTTCTAGCTCTGGATGTTCTTCTTTGAACTCATCAAGTTTAGTCATTGACATACGGTGTTCAGTAATCTCACCTGTTTCCGTATTAATAAAATCGTAAGTAGGCATCTCTGGTATGTGTTATTTGGTGTGAACATATTCTAATGCTTCAGCAATAATAGGAAATTGTTCTATGAATATTTCTCTTACTGCTTCTGCAATATCCATGTGTTCCTTTTGGGTTCCATGTGCAGAACGTAAATCTATGTAGTGAATCCATGAACGTATACTTCCAGTCATATACAATTTAGTTGGTGTAGCAAGAGGGAGTACAAATCTTGCACACTCCTTTGCGATACCAGCATCAAGCATCTCTTTATATAATTTCATTCCATCAACGAAGTGTCTTTGCATTTTAATCTCAAAGTCTTGTTGCATTAATGGATCTATATCATCAATACTATTCTGTCTGTTCTTTGTATCCTGACGACGTAATGCTGGTAAAGGAATCTCCTTTGCTAACATACTACTATCAGCATACCTCTGAGAAAACTCTTGGTATGTAAATGATCTGTGTCTTAGTATCTGTGCAGCAAGACCACGTGTAGTTGATATCTCTACAGTCATGTGTGCTTGCTCAAAGACAGACCAGTGTCCATGCTTGATACAATATGCTAACAGACCAGCAACCTTTGGATTGTCTTGGTTGTTTGGGTTAGATACCCTAGCAATATAACCAATAGTTTTCTCTGCATCAGGAGTCACAGAGACTAAAGAAACATTACTCATCGTAATTCACATCCTCATGATTAAATAAAATTCGAGACATTGCATAAAGACCAAACGCCTTTAGATAACCTATAGTTTGAAGGCCAAATAGACCTGGCATTATCCAGTTCCATAATAACATAAGAACTAAAGGTCTGATAAGATTGGCAGCTGCTTCAGCTCCTCTCTTAATGTCTTCAACCTTTTGCTTTTCTTGAGAATCTTTAACCTTGACTTTATTGTCAAAGTATACACTCATCCTTTCTTTCGAGGCTGGTTGGGTGCTTTTGCTTTCTTGGGTGGGTTCCATAATGTTGGATTAATAGTACCTTCAGATTGTTTAAAAGATCTAAAATCTTTCTTATACTTATCGTAGTAATAATCAAAGAGTCTTACCAGACTACCAGTCATCGCAATGTCATAGGCAATACGGTCCTCTTTCATATACTCTATTAAGTATGCAGTATAGGGTAATTTCTTATCATTTGCAAGTGTAGGGTCACAATCTTCATGGAAGATTCTAACATCTTTACTACTCACGATCTATTACCCCATTCAATAGCAGGAAATGCTTCTACTATTACTGCCTTAGTAATACGCTTATACTTTGAGTTTAAGTTACCATCTTTAACAAGACACAATAACTCTGCTTCTTCTGCTGATAAACCTTCTAGCAACTGAACAAACATTGACTCACGTTTGAGTGACTTCAAAGTATCTTGACCACCCTTCACAAAGCGATAGAAACCCCTGTATTCAGACTCTAAACGAGTGTGATCAGTTCCTACTGGTGCATCATTAGGTGTGTAAGGAACCTCCCCTTCAGGGATCATAGAGATTACACTCTCATCAAAGTTCCATATTAATAGCGACCTTAAAGCCTGACTATTATTTGTTTGGAGAAGTTTAATCTTCTCTGCTTTAGTTTTTGCATTAGAGACCTTTCTCAAGACCTCACTAATAAGTAACCTAGAGTTACTATTTTCAAGTGCTTTTGCTGGCATAATTAATCCTCAGTGTCCTCATCAAAATCAGTTTCTTTACGAAGGTAAATTAATTCTTCATGAATAATATTACCATTTGCATCCATCATTTCAGGATGTATAACTGCTCTAGCATAGGCAGCGTTTTCAACGTAGTCTTCCACGTATCCTTTTGCTAACCAAGAAACAGTTACCCCAAGGATAAATGCTCCAATAACAACTAAAACAACCAGTGCAATAATGATTGGTTCCATAGTTTTTCTCCGCAGTTATTTTTATTT